CTAGGCCGTTTCCTGCAGCAAATACCCGACTCTTACAAGAGGGTCATTTTTTATGTCGATTTGTGGGTCCGTCCGGTTGTCGCTTGACACGTGTGCTTTTTGTATGCATACCAGATCACGCATTTTTCTCAAATGTTCTTCGCGTTATGCGTTAGTGTGAGGTTGTTAACCTTGTTTCCACTTTTTTGGTGGAGAAGTTGTTTATTGGTATCTGTGCTTGCTAATCGTTATTTCAATGGAGCTTTAAGGTGAAGCCGAAAATTCTCTATCACTATTGTTCATTAGAAACTTTGTCGAAAATTATTGGGGAGGTTCGTTCTGGGGGAACGAGTGACGATGGCGACTTGAGTCGGAGTTTCCCCGGTGTTGACTGTTATCTTCAAATGACGTCTTATAGGCATTTAAATGATCCTAGTGAAAGTCTTGTTCTTTATGCTTTGATAAGAAAAACTTTAAGTGGTTCTGGAAGTATTTCTAGAAGTGCTGCTAAGTCTTATTTTGATAAATTGTTATCGAGTACGAAGACATTCGTGTCTTGTTTTTCTGAAGAAGCTGACAGCTTAATGATGTGGCGATCATATGCCCATGATGGGAAGGGGATATGCATTGGTTTTGATGTGGGAGTTATTGAAGATACAATAAATGAGATAAATGAAAAATCGAGAGGTTTTTTGAAAGTTTCGCTCGAAAGGGTTAGGTACTCTGATTTAGGTGGTGAGGAATTGAATGATATATTAGGTAGTGGTGGTATGAAGGAGTACGGTGGAAAAGATTTTATGAAAGATATTTCTAGTGGCAGCCTTTTAAATGCTGCTATATTGTGTTGGATGATTAAGTTGGGCGATTATAAAGATGAAAAGGAGTGGAGAATTATATTTAGTATTTCAGATGAATATTTCAAAGAATATCTTACCGATATGTCAAGATGGCATAGAAAAGAAGATGGATCAAGAAGTTATGAGTTGGTTCATCGTTTTTCTGGTAATTCAATGTCGGAGAGATTGTTGTTTAGGTTGGGACATGGGTGTATAAAGAAAGTAATTTTGGGTCCTAAAAATAATGTATCTGAAACAGAGTTGGAGAGATATTTGAAGTTGCATTTTCTTGACAGTGTTGTGGTCGAAAAAAGTAAGAAAATTTATTGTTGATTTATTTGGTATTTTTATCCCGCCTTTGCCCTATTTTGTAATCATGTTAGAGATTTTCTATTGGTGTCATAGGCACGCAGCCAGGACTCGTCGAGTGGTGGTTCCGCAGCCTTGGAGTCAGATGACGGGGTAGACCGAATGCTTGGCTTATGAGCGACGGTGGCGGATGCTGTCGGGGGCTCTTCAATAGGTTGCGGAGCGGTATCTGACTTGGCCTTGCGCTCCTTGAGTTTGTCCTTGAGAGTCTTTTTTTCAGACGAAGCTTTTGCTTCTGCAGGTTTTTCTTCAGGTTCAAACCAATCGTCGGGGCTGCTCATTCCGTCTTTAATTGAGGCATAAACGCTGCGCAGACGAATGATCTGTGCCGGCTTGATGGCTTCGGCTCGGCACTGGCAGAACTTCTCAACGCGAGCTTTGGAAACACCGATTGCCTCGAATGCAGTCACGAGCTTTTGGATGCCTTCCGGCGTTACGTCGCTGTGAGACTCGAGTGTCAGCATGCACTGGCTGACGGCGGCCTCAATCACGTCTCCTGGGATCACCGACAAGATGCACGCGCGCAGTCGTCGGGCGCCTTGGTTCGCCACGAGTTCGTAGATGTCGCGCGGATCTTCGAGCTTGTAGCTGCCCTTCTTCGTGTGACGAATATGCGGCACACTGAAGGTCACTTCGCGGCGTGTGTTGGTTTCTACGTCCCATGCGAACGCCTGAACTTCGGACTTGCCGCCGTGGTTACTGAGTTCTCGAATGCCAAACTGCATATTGCCCCACTGTTGCGCAATGGCTTCTGCAAGGCGGATGCTCGGTCCCTGGATGTCGGAACCTCCGCGAGAGTAGGCATAGATCGCAGTCTCCGCCAGTTGCGGGCGACAGCAGGCGTTGAGGATTCGATCCATCGACTGTCGCTGATCGCGAGGATTCATGCGGGCAATCACAAGTGCTGCCTGTACTTCTGCCACGGCGCGCGCACTGTCGGTGGTTTGCGTGGTCGGCGTTATGGCATTTCCGGTTGTGGGTGTGCCGAAGGGATTGAGGCTTGCTACAACATCGTTTGTCATTTCTTGTCTACTCCGATTTGAGCTTGAGAAGGAAGCGGCGAGAGGGTTTGCCTTCCTTGCAATACTGTGTGTAGAGATCCGGATGCTTTGCCTTGAAAGTGGTGCTGTCGAAAGTGACGCGCGGCTTGCTTGTCTTCCATGTGGCAATGGTTCTGCCTGCAGTGGCTAGGGTGTCCGACTCTCCCATAAAGGAAGTGATGAGTCCCTGCAGCTCTTCTTTACGTTCTTTAAGTTCGTCGATCTGGCGATTGACGGATTCGAGCTCGATAGCCTCGTGAAGGATTTCATCTGACGCTTCGACGGCTTGCGCCTTGGACCGCGGAAAGGCAGCGCTTGCTTCAGCATAGGTGCGCGGCGCCGGAGGATTGCGGTCGATGACTCGCTGCCAGAATGCCTTTTCTTCCTCAATGAGCATCGCGACAATTTCCGGATCGAAATCGATGTGATAGATGCGGAAGTCGCTAGCTCCGATCAGCACGGCTACATCGCACATCTTGGCGCCTGTCACGGCCATGTAGTGCTGCACCTGCGTGAGGTAGTACTCGGGGATTTCGTCGGTGCCCTCTTCGCCCCAGTCGGCACCAGAACGGGCAGTTTTGATCTCGAGCACGGATCCGTCCGGAAGAAGACCGTCCACGTTGGCGATCATGAACGGATGCTCGGGATGGCGAAATGTTGTGTTCGGGATGGTGACGGGAATACCAGTCACGTCTGCGTACTTCTGACGGATGACGGGTTCAAGTCGATTACCCCATTCGATGGAGGCATTTGATTCCTCAACAGGGTTCTCAGCGATCTTGTCGTTGTACACGTCGCGCGGTGTCTTCCATTTGGATAGACCGAGGATTGCAGCGACGTCGCTGCCGCCGATGCCTGTTTGTCGTGTCTTGAGCCATTCAAGGCGTTCAGAGGTTGTCATCTTTTTTCTCCTGTTTGAGAAGAATTTCTTCGAAGTCGTTTTTCAAAGACTGCAGTTGATCGATGAATGAGTTAAGCGCGTAGGTGCTGATCTCTGTCCCGTTTGCTTGGAGGGCCTCCAAGATGCCAACGAAAATTCCGAGAGATCGGATGTCGTTTTCAGCCATAAACCAGGCATATCGTTCAAGTTGTTTGTCCATGGTTAGAAAAGCGGTGAGAATTTCCAAAAAAGAAGCGCAGCGACTCCGGCGAAGGAGACTGCGCTGCTGGCGATGAGAACTCGGTATTTTTTGATGAGGTTCCGGCGGTGCTGCCATTTGTGAATCAGCGCTTGGCGCTCTCTGTGCTTTTGAAGTGCCGGGTCAAAGTAAGCCTCTTTCATGAGCGGCTCCTGGTTGTAATGTTTCTGGCAGGGGCACTAGGAATCGAACCTAGATCACCGGAGTCAAAGTCCGATGCTCTGCCGTTGAGCTATACCCCCGAATAACCACGTCAACCCGCTCAGTCCTTCGGAAATTCCGAATACCTGAACGGCCTCACGTGGGCCTTCTCTTTCGAAAAGGCCTTGGCCTGACGGGGCGGCTGCACCCCCGCTAACGGTCTACGGTTGACTACGTAGCCGTGCCGCGCTCGGCTCCACAGTTGCCACACTGCTTCATAGCGTCCGCCGGAATTACAACCGGCTTGATGTCTCCTTTATCGAGCATCCTTTTTGATGCGTCCTTGGTGAGGGATTGGGTTATGAGCCCGTCCGCAGCTTGGGCGCATCAAGAAGGAGGCTCAGTCCTTCTGCGATTTATCAGTAGCCGGTCATTCCTCCGATGCCGAACAGGATCAAAAGGAGGAAGCCGCCGAACACTGCGAACAGCAGCGCGAAACTTTCTTCAGGCTTCTTCATGGAGTTGCTCCTTCACTTCGCGGATGAAGTCCTCGGCGTACTCGACCAAGGCCAGAGCCCCGGCACGCCCAGAAGACAAGCTAATCTCTCCGCCCTTGTAGGCGAGCACGAGGCCGCAGTCTGTGACTGACCACTCGGCAACGAACTTGCACATGACCGTGTTGATTGAGCACTCGGTGTTGGCCTTGAGGTTTTGGATGCCGATGCAGAAGTCCGCAAACGGGATGTCCATGAGCCAGACCTTGAGGCCGTCGAGGTTCGTGACGCTGATGTCGATGGTTTTGGTTTGCCGGCAGTAGAGCTGGCAGAGGATGCCTTTGGCGATCATTCGGCCGCCGGAACCTCGGAGGAGGCTGGGATTTGTCATTTGTCCTTCTCCTCACCACGGGTGACGGCGAACCGCCTCCTCTTCTTCCTCGTCGGTCTGAGCATCCCGGACGGCAACGCGCTCTTCGCTGCGCAACGTGTCGGCGTCATCGGTGGCACCGAACGCATCCTCCAAGAAGTCCGCGAAGTAGTCCGCGAGGATGATTCGGGTGCCACCCCTGGCAGTTTCGAGGCTCTTGTAGATCAGCTCGTCGACATCGTTGCGGAACTGAGCCTGAATCGCAGCGGCATCTCTGATGTCTCTTGAGGCCTGTGCGAGGCCGAAGGTGTCGATGGTTGGAGTGTGGAGCATGGTGTTCTCTTTCGGTGTTTGTTTGGTGTTGCAAATTACACCATAAGCGACACCAAAGTGCAACACCAAGAAAACACCAACAAGGTGGGGAAAATGGTTGTTGTTTGATTTGAATCAAAAATTAGGGCACAAAAAAACCGCCCCGAAGGGCGGCACAAGCGGTTTATCTATCAAGGTATGACTTTCCTCACGATCTCCCGTGGTGGTTTTGCTAGTGGGAGAGAAACGTCAAATCCCATTGCTCTCAGGTTGCTGAGTAGCATCTCAGATACTCGGTGGTACAAGGGTGTTGCGAATAAGTTGATGATGTCCTGATCTTTGAGGATCGATTTATCTAAAGGTTGTTCGAAAATATACCCAACATGAGCTCGAATTTCCGACTCGAGCAATGGTTTTTTATTGTCGGAAGCACTGGTTAGATTGACAGTCATTGCCAGCGCAACCCACAGAATTCTTCTGTCATCGGACAAAGTGTTGGCAACCTGCATTTGCTGCTGGACTGCTCCTTCTCCGTGCGGACCGAACTTGTTCTCGATATGGATATAGTCGAGTGTCGGTGTCATCTCTTTAAATGGGCCGAGCTTCTGAATTTCTAACATAACCCGATCCCTCCCGGGAAACCGTCGGACTTCCAGGACGCCGCTCGAACTGGTGCAAACTCATAAGTTCTTTTGATTTTGTCCGCCTCAATCGCTGCGATGCATGCACGGCGGACGACTTCGTTGAGGTGAACGCCTTTCCTAACGGCTAAAAACTTCAGCTGCAAATGGGTTTCAGGATCGACGCGCACGTTGAAAGACCCTTTGCATGGTTCATTGGGGGTGCGCCCTTGGAGTTTGCAGTCGGACAGATACTCATCGACCGCGTTTTCAAAACTCTTCTGAAGATCTTCTTTGCTTTCAGCTTCGTAAAGAATGAGGTCGGTGATGTATAGAAGCTTCCCAAAAAAGACTCCGTCTTCTTCGCTGTATTCGACGGAACCCGTGTAGTTTTTATATGTTAGTTTCTTAGTCATTACAGCAATCCTAGATCGTCCAGTCTTTGTTTGTATTGACGAACTTGGTATGTAGGGATTGTCTTCTCAGCTCGCCCATGGGGTTTTGTCGCTGGCTTTATCTCAACTTCAAGTATGTTGTTGATGAAAGCTCCGTGCGAACCACCCCCAGGGCATTCCCACTCGAACCCATAAGAGCTCATGACGCGGCATAGTTCAGGCCACGTCAAATCGTTGGGCGGCGGAATTCTTTTGAACTTTTCCCTAAGTTTGTCTGTTTGCGTCATCTCAGTCTACATCAATTGCAACTAACTGTAGTTGCAAAATGTCAACAATTTGTTTTACCGCATCTTGATTCGTTTTTCGACGACGACGCCAAGAAGATCAATGTCGTGTTCTTTTGACGAAAAGGTCGGGAATAGCGGGTTCAGAGGGCGCAGCTCGAACGTTTCCACTCCATTTCGGTCAATGCCTGTGACGGCATATTGCTTAATGGTCGCTTCGTTTTCTGAGGAATTGGCAATTCTGGCCACGACAAAGTCGCCCGGGTTCGCTGACAGTGTTGGATCAATAACAACGATTTCCCCCTGGTAGAAGGCGGGTTCCATTGATTTCCCTCTGATTTTCAGGCCGTAAGAACCATCGGGCATATCTTCTGGCACATCAATCCATTCATCAAAAGAGTCGTCCCCTGCGTTAGTAAAGTCTCCAGCCTGAACGAAGGAGATAATGGGGATTTTTTTGCCGAAACGCATCGGCACTTTCTCGAGTTCATGCGGCTCATCGAGATAACCGCGTGGAAGCTTCAGTTTTTCCTCGATAGAACGGGCGATTTTGGGGCCAAAAGATTTCGTGCCCGAAAGCATGTCATTGACTTGGGATGACGAACGACCGATTGCGCGCGCCAGTTCTGCATTTGAAGCGTAGCTTTTATCCCGAATCTTCTGCAGGTTTTGTCTTCGTATTGCAGGTATATCGAGCATGGTTTTCTCCAGTGATATACAGCATGTTAACCAAAATCATCACCTCGGAAGTGTTGTTTGGGGTTGCGTCGTAACACCAAATCAGTGTATCATGCAGTGTGAATTTGTACACTTGTATGGTGTTTATCTCCATGAATGAACACGCTACGGCTTTTTTCAAATCGCTCAAGCCTGCAGAACGGCGAGCCATTGCTACTCGATGCGGCATCAAGCGCACGTACTTGACGAACCTGATTTCGAGCAAGGAACGGCATCCTGGTGTTGCCTTGGCTGCAAAAATCGAATCCGTTACCAACGGTCGGATCACGCGTTGGGAGCTGCGTCCGGATATTGACTGGAAACTCTTCGAAGGCCTGTATTGATCGAGGGGTTCGCCATGGCACGGTACAGAAAGATAGACGTTCGCATCTGGAACGATCGCAAATTCAGAGAGCTTGACGACAGCGCAAAGCTGGCCTTTTTGCTTCTGTTGACGCATCCAGATACCAACCAACTTGGCTTCATCCGCTCAAGGTCAGTGTCATTGGCGTTCGATCTCGGATGGCAATCGGATGCCATGTCAAATGCCATTCAGACGCTATGCCAGATGGGCATGCTGATGGCGGATGAAAAGGCTGGTTTGATGTTCCTTCCGAACTTCCTGAAGTACAACCCGCCCAATGGAGTGAATGGAGCTAAATCGTGGGCTGGATTGTTGGATTTGCTTCCCGAGTGTGATCTCAGAGATCAAGCCTTAATTCGCTTGAAACCATTGATTGACGGGCTTCCTGAGGGAACGAGAGAAGGCATTCCAGAAGACATTATGAATGCCATTCGGGATGCCATTACACATGGCAATCCGCAACCATCCCGAATCCAGGAACAGGAGCAGGAACAGGAGCAGGAACAGGAACAGGATAAGAAAGTAGTAGTTGCGCCGAAGGCCAAACGCGAGCCGACCGTTTCTTTCCCTGACTCCCTTCCTGCGGAATGGCGTCAGGCTGCTTTGGAAGTTCGAAAGGACATAACGCCAGAGAGAGTTTTTCTGAAGCTCCGCGGCAGGTATGCGCCCACGACTACCAAAAAGACGATGGGCAACTGGCGAAAGATTTTCCTCGGCTGGATCGGCAGAGAGTACCCGGAGACAGGCAAGACATTAGGCAAATCGCCCTTGCCTCCGCACAAAGACCCGGCATTCCACTTTGGCAAAGAGTATTACGACAAATCCGTGAACCCTGACGGGACCACGAACTGGGGAGTTTGATGATGCAAACAGGATTTCAATCGCTTGCCGAGATCGTTGGCGGTCAAGGTTTCGGTTGCGTGAAGTGGCACGACGAAGAGCGTTGCTGCGAGTCCCATGGCCGCTATGTGGCGCGCGTGGTTTTTGTCGGTGAACGCAAAGTGTCTGATGGTTATTGCCCCGTCTGCTATCGATTGCAGGAAGAGGAAGCTGCCAGAGGTCGCGCTGCTGTTTACGCACAGATCGAGGCTGAGCGCGAGCGGCAGCGTCTCGAAGAGGCTCTTGGCCGCGCATGCATCCCTGCCGATTTCAGAGGTAAGACTTTCGACACGTTCATTGCCGATACGCCTGAGCTGCAGGCGGCTCTCAGTCTTGCCAAGCGTTTCGTGTCTGGGTGGCAAAAGGCTCGAGAAGGCGGCTATGGACTGCTCTTTTACGGTAATCCTGGCACCGGCAAGTCACATTTGGCCATTTCGATCATCAAAGCCTTGCTTCCGCAGGCTGCCGGTCTATACACGCGAGTTCCCGACATGATCGGCTACATCCGTGCGCAGTGGCATCCGGATAGCGAGACGAGTTCTTATGCAGCGATTCGACGCTATGTCGATCTTGATCTTCTGGTGCTCGACGAGCTGGGCGTTCAGTCCGGATCGATCAATGAGCAGACGTTGCTCTTTGAGGTGATTGACGCTCGTCTGTCCGAAAACCGACCGACGATCTTCCTGTCGAATTTGGCGCCGGTTGATCTGGTGCCGATCATCGGCGAGCGTCTCGTCGATCGTATCAAGGGCAAATGCGTAGCACAGCGATTCTCTGGCGAGTCTCGTCGCAAGTCGTTGACCGCTGACATCTTTGGGGAGGCGGCATGAGGTTACTTCTTCTTCTTGGGTCTTGTGGCCTCGATCTTGGCGGTCCACTCATCGGCCTCTGCGGCCATACCGAAAAGCTCTTCAGCAAGGCGGTTTGCGAATCTAGACAGCGCACCAGACACGGCCAGAGCTTCATCGCTGCCTACGGAAAAGTCAATGACGGAGTTGTGAACGGCATCGTTTCCAACAAGTCGGCAGGCGTGAGCCAGCCTAGCCATTGTCGCAGGAAGGCCAAGAGAATTGATTTTGTCGTCGAGATTACCGCCTTTTGCGCCCGATGCATTCACCATGCGTTCAACACAGATTCTCAGCATTGCGCATGCAGCGCGTGGGGACAGATTGATGATGCTTTGGGCCTCTTCGAAGACCTCTTTGGCATCTTTTGGCATGCACTCAGCAGCAGGGACTCCACCTCCTGTGGGGAAAACAAGTTTGCCTCTTTCAAACAAAACAACCTTTCCACATCCCCTACACACTGCAATTTGGTATTCGGCAGAGTTGAAAAATCTAAAGGCTTGTTTAGTGGTGGTTTCCTCTAGGTGTCCTCCTGCGGCAGGAAATTGATCAATAAAAGCGGCGGAACTAGAGGTGAGAGCTCGAATAACAGGGAGCGCCGATAGGGAGTTTGGGGCTCCACAGTGCGGACACACAACGTCAAATTTTCTTTTGAAAGGGAATCCATTTAATGACATACGCAACCTTTGTACGAAACAGAAATCAAAAAACCGAACAGGCCTTTCAGGCTATCGAGGACGCTAAGCGCATTTTGGCAGACCTGGAGCAAATCACTGTTCGGGCAGCCGACGGAAAGCTCCCGGACATTGGTGAGACCGCGCACCTGACTCACGGCTTGCGAGAGACTGTCGATCGAATTTTGGTCGGGATCGTGGAATCGGCGACATTGCCGGGTGGACAGGAGGCGGCATGAATTGGGAGGCTTTGGGCAAGGCCATTGTGGCTACGGCGTGTGGTTTCGCTGGAATTGCCTTTGTGGCTTTTGTGTTGTTGACCGCATGGGAGAGCTTTGGGGCTATTGGCTTAATCGCTGTTGTCGTGCTCATTGAGGTCTTTTGCTGTTATCAGATTTTCAGGGAGTGAAGACATGGAAGATTTTTTGGCCGTGATGCTGCTCGTCCAGTCGGTCGCTCTGGGCCTTGCGGCGTATCAGCTGCGCCTTTTTACGAAGATGTTCATTGACCTGGTTGAGCATCTCGAGAAGTGGGACGAGGTAATGAGCGCAAGGACGTGGGTGATTAAGCATGTAAAGAGCAACGAGACTCAACGGGGGAACGCATGAAGGTACTTGACAGAGACAAAGACGCATACGACGAGGGTAGAAGGGCTGCTATGCGCGGAGAAACACTCTCCCAATACCAACCTAGCTATCGACGTCGTCCCGAGCTCTGGACGCGTTTTCAGCTCGGTTTTCTTGATGCTGTTCGGGATATGCGTCGGGCAAAGAAGGAGAAGCGTCATGGGTAAGTCTCAGCGAACAAAGGGTGCGGCCGGAGAACGTGAGGTGTGTCACATCCTCAGAGAAAGCTTGGGGGTAGAAGCCAGCCGCAACCTCACACAGACTCGTGAGGGTGGCTGCGACATTGAGGTTGGACGCTTCAACTTCGAAGTCAAGCGTCGGAAAGGCATTGCTGTTCACGACTTCATGGATCAAGCAGTGCGCAGCGTTGGCGAGTCTGGACGCACGCCGGTGGTTGTTTGTCGCGGTGATGGCAAAGATTGGCTCTGCATCTTTCGTTTTGCTGATGCATTGCCGCTTATCGGGAACGAACTTTGAGGAGGGTTTGAAATGTCATCAGATGAGGATCAGCTCGATGTCTTTCGACGGCAAGACTGGGTCTCAACACTGCTGCCGGAAGATGCAGCAGCTCTCCTTGTTCGCGCCGCCGACAAAGCGAGAACTCTGCCAATTGGAAGCTTGGCAAGGGCGAAGTGCCTCGCCGAAGCAACTTCAAAAGTTCGGTTTGTATATCCCTGGCTCTTTCGCAAGGAAGAGGCACCACAAACTGGTGGCGGATCTGAAAGCAGCGGGCTTCGTCAAAGTGCGTCTTCGTGTCGCAGTGAATGATTCGGGTAGAGCTGTGGGCGAAGATCATGCCAATGCAAAGTATCTCGAGCAAGACGTTGAAGCGGCAAAAAGACTTCGGGCAGAAGGCTACACATGGGCGCGTATATCCGAAATGCTTGATATGCCGGTTCGGACGGTGCGTAGCTATGTCGATGGGTCGAGACGGGCTCAGTCAATTGCAGATTTCAAAGTGGTGAAACGATGGAGAAAAAGCTAACGCCCAAGCAACAGCTCTTCGTCTCGGAATATCTCAAGACGGGAAATGCGACAGAGGCAGCGCGCAAGGCTGGGTACAAAGGGAATGACAAAACGCTTGGTCAGGTTGGTGCTGAAAACCTTAGAAAACCTGGTATTTCTCGCGTAATAGAAGAACGCCAGCAAGCCCGCAGTGAGCGCCTGGAGCTCGAGGAAGATTTCGAGCTGAAGCGCGCTATCGAACTGCTGGACATGTGCATGAAGCCGAAGCAGGTCGTCGATATGTTCGGAAAGCCCGTCAAGGACCAGGAAACAGGAAAGTTTGTGATGGCCTTCGATTCCAAGGGGGCTAATACGGCACTGCAGACAATCGCCAAACTGCGCGGCAAGTTTGTCCAGAAGCTTGAGGTCGGCATGGCTGACAACCTCGTTGAGGATGTCGCGGGGGTGAAGGATGTCTAACGCCGTAGCGACTCGTGAGGAAGTCAAGGCCAAGCTCGTCCGACTGGCTCGCAAATGGAAGACTGATCCCTTGGCTTTTGCGCAGAACGCATTTCCGTGGGGCAAGCGCAGCCTCGAAGGTATGACCGGCCCTGACGTGTGGCAAACCAAGGTTTTGACGGAGTTGCGCGACCACATCAAAAGCGGGATGTCTCTTGACGAGGCGTTCCGCCTTGCTGTTGCATCCGGGCACGGCGTCGGTAAGTCTGCGCTTGTCGCGTGGCTTGTGCTTTGGGCTATGGCCACGGCGGCCGACACGCGCGGCGTGGTGACGGCCAACACTGAGACTCAGCTCAGAACCAAGACCTTTGCCGAGCTGGCGAAGTGGTACAACCTCTGCATCTTTCGGCCGTGGTTTGATATGTCTGCGCTGTCGCTGACGTGTCGGCAGCCAGGCCACGAAAAGACATGGCGCATCGACGCCATTCCGTGGAGTGAGTCGAATCCGGAAGCCTTCCAAGGCCTGCACAACAACGGCAAAAGATTGATCGTGATTTTCGACGAGGCTTCAGGCATTCCGCAGGTGATTAACGACGTTATCGAAGGCGCCATGTCGGACCGCGATACGCAACTGATGTGGTTCCAGTTCGGCAACCCGAACAATTCTTCGGGGCCGTTCTACGAGTGCTTCCATCGCAACCGACACCGCTGGCGCCACATGCACGTCGATAGCCGAGACGCGGCAGTGGCCAACCGTGAAGAGCTGCAAAAGCTTGTGGATTTGCACGGCGAAGACTCCGACTTTGTCCGTGTGCGTATCCGTGGCGTTTTCCCGAACGCCAGTTCGTTGCAATTCATCAGCCGCACTATTGCCGATGGAGCGGCAAATCGGTCGCTGCCGCATATCGAGTTCACGCGTATGGTGGCAATCCTGGGCGTTGACGTGGCTCGCTTCGGCGATGACCAAAGCGTCATCACGTGCCGCATCGGACAGGACGCACGCAGTTTCCCGCAGCGCAAGTTCCGTGGGCTTGATGGATTTGAACTCGGTGCCAGGATTGCCGAGTGGTACAACGAACTCAAGGACCTTGGCATCCGAAAGATTCTGATCAATCTCGACGTCGGTGGTGTCGGCGCTAGTCCGGCAGACTGGCTGCGGCACAACTCGTACCCGGTCAATGAGATCAATTTCGGCTCTGCGCCGACGAATCCTCGATACAAGAACCTGCGAGCGGAAATGTGGGGTCGTGGCCTCGAATGGATGAAAGTCGGCGGATGTATCGCGAACGACGAGGACTTGATCTCCGATCTGACTCAGGTCGAATATGGGTACACGATTGGAAAGAACGAGTTGCTCCTCGAACGCAAGGAGGACATGAAGAAGCGAGGCTTGCAGTCGCCTGACTGTGCAGACAGCCTCATGCTCACGTTTGCTGTGCAGACGAACGAGTACCTTGACGATCTCCCTTCGCCACACCGCACGCCTCGGCATGGCTCCGGACGCGGACCGCGTGACCCTTACGCCTGATGTGCGCGTGAGCGCATACCCCTGATGCAAACTGCTTGCAATCGTTTGAAACTTGGAGGCAGCGTGACTCTTGAGATTCGAGAAGTTCCGGTGATGAAGATTGTTGATGATCCGGACTTCATGGCTCTTGTGCAAAGCAACTGGGAAGAATGCGCCAACAAAGCCATGGGGACTGCGAAACCTGATCGCGCTCAGTATCAGCGTTTGCAGGACTGCGGTTTTATCAAGGCCGCAGCCGCTTATTGCGACGGGAAACTTGTCGGCGGTGTGTCGGTAATGATCACTCCTTACGCGCACTTTTCCCGAATGGGTGCTTGTGTCGAGTCTCTGCATCTGTTGCCGGAATACCGCAAACAAGGCGGCGGTCTGAAACTTCTCGAAGCGGCTCGCAAGCTGGCTAAGGACGCTGGCGCTCCTGGGCTGTACGTCACGGCTCCGGCCGGATCAAGACTTGAGAGATTGGCTCGGCTCAAGGGGTGGAGCCATACCAACACCGTCTTTTTCTTGGAGCTGTGAAATGAGCGCGGTTGCCGTTGTGGATTCGCTGCCTGTCACTGCTGGTGACTCGCTTCGGCTCACGAAAGAGTTCGAGGCTTTTGCCATGCAGCAACCTCAGGTCGAGCTTGAGACAGTACATGTACTCCATGCCGGCATTTACTCTCGCACGGTGCGCATCCCTGCTGGCGTAGTCATCACAGGCGCGCTGATCAAGATTCCAACGGTACTCACGATTTTCGGAAACTTACGTTTGACGGCCGGAGACAAGTGCATCGACGTTGAGGAGTTCGCAACCTTCAAGTGCCCTGGCGGGCGAAAACAGATCATGTACGCAAAGAGCGATTGCCTCGTGCAAATGAGCTTTGCTACGAACGCTAAAACAGTTGAAGAGGCAGAAGAAGAGTTCACGGACGAGGGTGATTTGCTTCTGTCTCGAAGGAGTTGAACATGAGTGGAGCAACTAGTGCCATTGTGGCTGGTGTTGCAATTGCTGGTGCTGCAGCATCAATCTATTCGGCGAACAAACAGGCTTCGGCACAGCGCGATGCGGCGCGCAAGGCCGAGCGTCAGTCTCAGGCGGCAGCCGAGCAGGCTCGGCAGGATCAGCGTCGTCAGAACGGCAATCAGGCCGACATCAGCGGCATCCTGCAGCAGAACTCTCAGGGTGGCGGTGGCACCACGCTTCTGACCGGTGCCGGTGGCGTGTCTGGTGATCGTCTGAATCTTGGTGGTGGGTCCACGCTGGGGTAAGTCATGGACCGCAAGGAGCTTCACGACTTGATCCTGCGACGCTGGACGCAGCTCAAGACTGAGCGCGCGCCATACGTTGACCAATGGTACGAGATCAGTCGATGCATCACGCCGGCATCCGGGCGCTTCTTGGCGGCGGACTCGCCGCAGAACCTTTCGCGTAGCCGGTGGAATCGAATCTACAACAACACTGCGACCAGGGCAGCAAACATCTTGGCCGCGGGGCTCATGTCAGGCATGACCGATCCTGCGTCTCAATGGTTTGCTCTGACCACAGGCGACCCGAACCTTGATAGCTCGCACGCCGTGAAGCAGTGGCTTGACATGGTGCAGCGCATCCTTGAAATGGCCTTCACGCGCACCAACACCTATCAGGCTTTGCACCACGGCTGGCGCGAGGTCGGCACCATGGGCGTGATGGCCATTGTCGTGCTCGAGGACCCGACGAATGGTTTTTACTGCGTGCCCTTGGTGGCTGGCGAGTACGCCATTGGCGTGAACTTCCGCGGTGAGCCGGATACGCTCTATCGACGCTTCTCGATGACTGCGGGGCAGCTTGTCTCGAAGTACGGTCGCAAGGCTGTGGGACGCAATGTCCTCATGTGCTACGACGACCAGAAGGCAGTCGATAAGCGCTTTCGCGTGATACATGCAATTGAGCCTCGCTTTGATCGTGATCCGACCAAGATCGACAACCGAAACATGCCGTGGCGCTCTGTGGTGATGCTCCTGGATGGTGACGACGATGGTTATGGCATTCTCGAGGAAAGCGGCTACAACGAATTCCCTGCTGTTGTTGGCCGCTGGGGCGCGTCCGGATCGGACATTTACTCCGAAGAAGCGCCGGGCATGGTGGCGCTTGGTGACGTCAAACAGCTTCAGCACCAGGAACTTCAGAAAGGTAACGCGATTGACTTCCAAGTCGATCCGCCGAAGATTCTTCCGACCGCGGCCAAGGACAAGGAGATTGACTTCCTGCCGGGCGGCATCAGCTATGTAGATATGCCGAACTCGGCGCATCAGGTGCAGTCGGCGTTCAATGTTGCGCTCAACCTGCAGCACTTAACGGCTGATATGCAGGAGGTTATGCAGCGCATCAATCAGGCTTTCAATGTGGACTTGTTCCTCATGTTGTCCGGTTCAACCAAGAACATGACGGCCACGGAGGTCGCGGAAAGGCATGAGGAGAAGCTCATGATGCTCGGGCCCGTACTCTCTCGACTGAATCACGAGGTGCTGCGGCCGCTCATTGAGCGCGCGTACAACATCCTGGCCAGAGCGGGACAGATTCTGCCTCCACCGCCAGAGCTCGTGGGGCAACAGCTCAATATCGAGTACACGAGCATGTTGGCTCGCAGCCAGCGCGCAATCCGCGCCAACGGTCTGACGAACTTCCTCGGAATGATCGGTCAGATCGCTCAGTTCAAGCCGGAAGCGCTGCTGAAGATCAATGCGTTCAACGCGGTCAATGAGTATGCCGACTACTACAGCGTCGCTCCGTCGGTTGTGGTGCCGGACGACGAGGCTCAGGCACAGCTTCAGGCTCAGCAGCAGGCGCAGCAACAGCAAGCTCAGGCCGAGCAGATGCAACAGGGCGCTGACGCTTTGAGCAAGCTTGGTCGCGTGCCTTCCGGTGACTCGACCATGGCTGGCCAGGCGGTTAACGCTCTCGGCGCTTTGGCGGGTCAGGCATAACGAATACTCCCTAGGACCGTCGTAAGAGGCGGGCTTTGGCGGGGCTCCGGCGAGAGGCTCCGCCTTTTTTTATCTGCGCGTGAGCGCTTTTGCCCATGTGAACATTTGCCGCATGAAGAAAAGAGACCCCTTTGATCTGCAGGCTTTGGCCGAAACACGCGAGGAAATTGAGTTCCAGCGCGAACAGCGCATGGCTCGATTCCGTGACCAAGTCAAGGCAACGATGAGCACGAAGGACGGGCGGGAAATGATCTTTTCGATCCTCGACCTTTGTCAGCTCCAGGTATCGAGTTTCAACACGAACGCGCTTTCGATGGCATTTGCCGAAGGGCGCAGAAGTGTCGGGCTCGATCTGCAAGGGGTTCTTGATCCTGATCTCTACCTTTTGATGTTGAGAGAACAGCATGCCAGACGAAACAAACATTGATGCCGGCGCGACCGAAAGCACAAATCAGGCCACCGGTACGGAAGGCGGAAACGAGCAGGCTGCATCCGCCGGAGCCGAAGGTTCGACTTCTTCTGCTACCACCACGCAACCCGAAGGCAATTTGCTGACAGGCGCGACTGTCGAAGCGAAGGAAGGCGATGGCGAAGGTTCCAAGCCTGAAGGTGATCAACCTGCCGACGAGAAGAAGGAGCAGCCGGAAGGTGCTCCCGAGTCTTACGAGGACTTCAAAGCTCCGGAAGGGCTGAAGTACGACGATCAGGTGATGGACGCTTTCAAGGAAGTGGCCAAGGAGACGAATCTATCGCAAGCGCAGGCTCAAAACCTTTTGGACAAGGTAGCTCCAGTTATCGCGCAGCGACAGATGGCTCAGATTGCCGAGGTGTCGAAACAGTGGGCTGAACGCAGTCAGGCGGACAAGGAATTGTCGGCTGATTGGAATCGCTCGATGGCGGACATTGCGCGTGTGCGCGACCGCTTTGCGAAGAACGAGGACGGGTCGGTTGATCCCGACATCGCCGAGTTCATGAGCACGCCCATCGGGAACCACCCGGGGTTGCTAAAGCTCCTAGCTCGAGCAGGACGCGCTATCGGCGAAGGCTCTTTCCCGCGCGGCTCTGAAGCCGGTGACGGAAAAGTTACGCCGGGCGATTTCTACAAATCCGCTAAACGAGGTTAAGACAAATGAGTGGTTTGATTGCTGACGGCCAGGCTCTCACTTTGGCCGACTACGAATCCATGGTCACGGACAAGGATGTAGCCCGCAAGGTGCTTATTCACACGATCCGCGACTACACGCCTTTCTTTGATCAGGGCGTCATTCTTTCCGCCAACAACGGCGATACGGACAAGGGTCAGATCATCACGAAGTACCCGGAAGGTCAGCTTCGTGGCTACAACGAAGGTTGGGAAGCTGAAGAAGCTCTGGGTGCAGCGGCTCGCTACACGGCCAGCATGGTGCGCACGCGCTCTGTCGTTGACGTGAGTCTTTACAACACCCGCAAGCCGGGCGAACGTGAAGCTTGGCGTCTGCGCAAGGATCAGGTATTTATGCGTGGGCTCGCTCGCCAGGCAGTGCGCCGTGTGTTCTACGGTGATCCGAAGACTGATGCTCGCGACTGTTTGGGTTTGGCAAACATTGTGGTGCCGACCTCTGAAGCTTTCGGTGGTCGCTGCATTGATGCTGGCGGCACGACTAATGGCAAGTTGACGGACATCTGGCTTGCCAACTGGAAGCCCGAAGGCATGTACATGTTCTATCCGCAGGGCGGTGAAGGCCCCGGTCTTTCCGTCGATGACATGGGTGAGCAGTACGTCCAGGACAAGAACGGCAAGGCGTACCGCGCGCTTGTGACTGAATTCGGTTGGGACATTGGTGTGGCTGCCTACGACCCCGAATCGGTGGTTCGCATCTGCAACGTCGACACGTCCAAGCTCTCCAAGAAGAACACCACGGCCAGCGCACCTGATCTGATCGATCTGATGACGCAGGCTCTAGAAATGCTGCCCGACGACGCCTCCGGTCGCATCGCGTTCTACATGAACGATACGATCCGCTCGGTTCTCCGCCGCCAGATGCAGAACAAGGACAACGCTTTCCTGACCTGGAGCGAAATTGCCGGCCGCAAGGTTCTGTCCTACGGCGACACTCCGATCCACAAGCTTGGCAACGACGTGATTGGCAACGACGGCAACGTCATCGCGTTCTCTTAAAGGAGGTGATCCAAATGGCCTGTTTTGATCTTGAAATGCAGCTCTGTGCTGCGAAGAGCATCGCCGCCGCCATCACGTCGGACGCCTACGACTTTGGCCAGCCTGCCCCGAACTCGGGTGCTTGGGCTGATCCTATCTATCTCGTGATTCATCCGACAGTTGCTGGCACTGGCACTGAGGCAGCCACCAATGGCGTGACGTTTTCGATTGATGATTCTGATGACGGCTCCGATTTCACGTCGATCCTGACTCTGCCAGCAATGGCCGGCGCAGACGTCAAGGAAGACATTGTGATTCCGCTGCCGGTTAAGCATCGCCAGCACGTGCGCTTGTCGTCTACCGTCAAGGGCACCATTACCGGCACGATCGACGCCTACCTGACGACTTCGTTCGGTCTCCCGAACCAGTACAAGAAGGTCGGCATCGACATCGTTCCGACTGTTGACTAAGGCCTCCGGCTAGAGTCTTTTTCATGGAAAGGGGGTGGCAACATCCCCTTTTTTAGTAATGGCAACCGAAGTAGATATTTGCAACCTTGCCCTATCGCTTTTAGGGGAAAAAGCAGACGTGGTGTCCGTCAATCCTTCTGACGGTTCAGAGAACGCCGGGTTATGCAATCGGTGGTTCCCGATGGCCAAGCGACGAATCTTCGAAGATGCAGACTGGGGCTTTGCGCAGCGTCGTGTGCGCTTGTCGGAACTTGCGAACGTCGATCCGAAGATTTACGGGGCAGCGAAGGTGTATGCCTTCCCGTCCGATGCTGTCCGGATCATTGGTCTTTATGAAGTTTTGGACGAAAAGGAGAATCAGGCTGAGTTCTCAATTGATCCGGACGATGCTCGCCGGTTTGATGATGAGATTGAGATTCCGCGCAGCCAGTGGCGCGTTGAGTACAACACGGCCAACTCCAACCGCATGATCATCACGAACGTTGAGAAAGCTGTGGCGCACTACACGGCTTATATCGACTCCGTTGCTCTCTACCCCGCGTACTTCACGGAGCCGCTCGTGGTGCTCCTGGCGTCCTATCTCGTTGGCCCAATTAAGCGCCAGAGTTCTGCTTCGACCGAGGCCACGAACTTGATGAAGCAGTATCAGCAGTCCTTGTCGCTGGCAAAGACGATCGACGGTCAGGCGATGGTCCGGCAAAAGATGCGGCGAGTTCCGTCCAAAATTTCTAGCCGGTGGGTGTGATCATGGCGCAGATTCGTCTTTATCAGCAGGCCTTTAACGGCGGCGAAATCAGCGATTCTATGTTTTCGCGGGTCACTGATTCCAAGTATCAGTCGGGTTTGGCCAAGTGCCGAAACTTTTTGGTAGAACCGCAGGGCCCGATCGTATCCCGTCCGGGCTTTCAGCGCGTGCTCGAGGTCAAAGACCCGTCCAAGCCGCCTCGCTTGTTGAATTTCACATTCTCGGCCGACCAGACGATGGTTCTGGAAGTGGGTGAAAAATACATCCGGTTCCATACGCAAGGGCAAACACTGCTCGGAGACGACGATCTGCCCTACGAGGTCGAAACCCCCTATTTGATCGATGACGTTTGGGGCATCCACTTCGTTCAGTCTGCCGACATTGTGACGTTAGTTCATCCGAGCCACGCGCCAAGAGAATTGCGCCGCTACGGTGCGACTGACTGGCGCTTGACAGAGATCTCGTTTGCCTCAGAGCTTGAGCCTCCCGAAAATGTTACGGCCGTCCAAACAATCAATGACTCAGTCTCGAATAAAACGGATTACACGAGAGAGTACGCTGTAACGGCGTTGCTTAAAGACGGCTCTCAGGAATCAGAGCGTAGCGAATCAGTTGAAGTCGAGTGCAACCCATACGGTGACGGTGCGTACAACACAATCTCGTGGGACGAAGTGTCCGGAGCAGACCTTTACCGCGTCTATCGAGCCCAAGGCGGTGTCTGGTGCTACATCGGACAAACCGATCAGACGAGTATTGTCGACGAAAACATTGATCCAGACGCGTCGATCACTCCTCCGATTTATGATCAGCCTTTCATGAAAGCAGGAGGCATTGAAAGTGTTACCGTCACAAATGGTGGCAGTGGTTATTTAACGAATCGAAGCATAAAGGGGCTTTTGCCCGGGACATTTACTGTTTACCATGCGCCAAACGGTAACAATACGTCGCAGACGTTTTCTAATTCCCTGCCGCCGTATTCAGCGGCGCATAATGCCATTTTTGATGGCAGTGTTAGCCCGAATGAACTCAAAAATATTGCCGTCACGTCTAACACTGGCACTGGGGCCAAAATCTCTTTTGTCTGTGAAGCGGCAAGTTCAGTGTCCTACAACATTTCCGGATACAAAGTGGAAAGTGAGGGTGCCGGCTATACCTCTTCGGACCGATGGAAAGGATCTATTGTCAAGGGAAATCATCTAAGGTACGGGGTTTCTTGGGACTATCCGGTAATCACTGCTCCGATACCTCCAATCGTGACAGTGACTGACCCCACAGGAACTGGAGCTGAACTTGAAGCCGTTGTTGATGAAAACGGGGCCATATCGGAGATTCGTGTCATTCGTCCAGGATCCGGATATACAAATCCCACAGTAACGATTGAGTCAGGTTCCGGCGGAAGCGGTGCCACGGCTACCGCAACTGTTGGCACGACAGGTGACTACCCGGGCGCAGTATCCTACTTCGAGGGGCGCCGCTGGTTTGGCGGAACGTACAACCGTCCAAACTATTTGTGGGCGACGAAGTCCGGCACCGAGTCCAACATGGGCTATTCGCTTCCAAGTCAGGACGATGATCGCATTGCCGCTGCCGTTGTGGCCCGCAATGCCGATCGCATCGAGCACATCATCCCGCTCGCCCGAATGATCTTTCTGACGGCTTCGGCAGAGTGGCTGGCCACGACTAAGAACTCGGACGTGATCACTCAAAAATCGCTGTCGGTGAACGCGCAATCGTACTTTGGTGCCAACAATGTGCAGCCGGTGATTGTGGGATCGACGCTCATCTATGCAGCCTCTCGCGGCGGCCACTTGCGTGAATGCGGCTATTCGTATGAAGCTGGCGGCTATGTGACGGCAGATATTTGTCTGCGTGCTCCGCATCTTTTCGACAACCTCACGATCAAAGACTTGAGCTATGGCAAGGCTCCATACCCGATGGTGTGGGCGGTATCGTCAGACGGCAGGCTCATTGCTCTGACCTACGTTCCGGAACAGCAAGTAGGCGCTTTCAGCACGGTCGAAACCAATGGCGAGTTTCTCAGTTGCACCGTGGTTGCAGAAGGCGATGAGGACATTCTGTATGCGGTGATCCGCCGCAACATCAACGGAACGGACAAGGTCTTTGTCGAGCGCATGCACGAACGCCAATATACAAATCTTGCGGACTGCGTTTACCTGGACTGCTCCGGAACGTATCGAGGCGAGCCCAAGACTGAAATCTCGGGGCTCACGTGGCTCGAAGGCATGGAAGTATCGATTCTGGCCGATGGTTCGGTTGAACCTTCGCAGGTTGTGACGAACGGCAAGATCGTGCTTGACGAACCCGCAAGCGTGGTTCACGTTGGTTTGCCATACTCATGCGACGCTCAAACGCTGCCGCTGGCAATGGCTCTGCAAGATGGCTCCTACGGTACGACTCATCGGAAGAACGTCATTTCGATGATTTTCCGCGTGGTGAACTCCAGTGGTCTGAAGGCAGGTCCGTCGTTCGACGATCTCACCGAATACCCTGCTCGAGCAATGGAGCCACCCGGAACGCCTCCGCAGCCGATCACGGACGAAATCGAGGTACGAGTCAATGCTGCGTGGGCGAACTCAGGTCAGACTTGCATCCGCCAGGATCAGCCTTTGCCGGCTAAGGTTATCGGCCTGACAACCAAGGTCGAACTCGTCTAGTAAGTGCGCGTGAGCGCATGGCGTGATCTGACAATACCTCCCGATAATGGGAGGTTTTATGCCTTGGAATTCAGGTCAATCATTTGGATACGGAAGTCTAGTCGGCATGGGCGTGGCTTCCGTTATCAATGCCTTTGGCTCAATCGGGATCACGAATAAGAGCAATGCCATTGCGCAATCGCAGGCCAATATCGCTCGAATCAATGCGCAGCTGATGGAGTTCAATGCCGAGCAACGGTTGCGCTCCGCTGAAAAAGATCAGGTGCGGCTCACGATGCAGGCCGGTCAGGTCAAGGGGAGCCAGAAAGCCGCCATTGCCGCCAACGGTCTTGCGACAAACGCCGGCAGCGCAGTTGAGGTTTTGGCCTCGACCGACATCATCAAAGAGATCGACTCCAACCAAATCCGAGAGAACGCCACGCGCGACGCGTGGGGTATGCGTATGCAGGCCGCCAATTACCAGGGGCAGGCTTTGCAGTACGAAGCCCAAAAGCAGAGTCCGGGGCTTGTCTTTGGAACCACCCTTCTGCAGGGAGCGTCTCAGATCGCCAACCGCTATATGGTCTATGACGCGATGGGCCTTTTTGATTCAAATACGAGTGCCCCGCAGGCGACTGGCATCGGTTCTGATGCGTATGCGCAAACACCGCGACCGCGTTGGGGCGTTGGCCGCTACGGCATGTTGTCCTACGGTTAAAGGAGAAAGCGAATGCCTATTGTCCCAACCTTTCAAGGTGGTGTTCCGCAGGTGCGCGATAACGGCGGCTCGGGTTTTGTCCCAGCTCGTGCGACGGCAGTCAATGTCGATGCTTACGGACGCATGATGCGGCAGGCGATGCGGCCTGTTGAGGAATGGTCGAACTCGCTTACAGAAGCTTTGCGTATTGAGCACCAGCGCACGGTTAAAGCCGAGTCGGACGATGCCGAGCGCCAGGTGATCGACGCTATCAACGCCCGCATGAGCGGTGAAAATGGATACCTCACGCTTCAGGGTAAGAATGCGAAAGATGCCTTCCAAGGTACTGTCGAAGGCATGACTGCGGACGTTGACAAGATCGTCGGCAGCCTGCAGCCGCAGGTGCGTGAAGTCATCGGCAGCAGAATCCAAGACCGCTTGAGCTCGGCCGTTGAGCAGGCTCGGCGTTGGAACGGCCAGCAGACTCGGGCATATCACATGCAGAGTTCTGAGGCGCGTGTGCAGTCGTTGATGACGGACGCCGACAACCACTATGCTGAAACGGGCTACCTGCAAAAGACTTGGGGATCGATCACGCAGGAAATCGACTATCAGGCCACGATGCTTGGCTTGCCTGCGGAACAGGTGAAGCTTCTCAAAGACAAGTCCTATGACTTATTCACGGCCCGACGCTTTGAGGCATGGGGCTCCGACAATCCCGTTCTGGCTCTTCAGGTTTTTAAGTCTCAACGTCCGAAGGTAAGTGCCGACATTGCGGCCAAGATCGAATCGGGTCTTTTCAGCAAGAGCCGCGACACCTTGGCCTTGAGTCTTGCACAGCGTCCGATCACGTTCGGCGAGGACGGAAACATCAAAAACTTCGCATGGATGGATGATCCAGGTGCGGCCACTGGCGACGCCTTCATCGACTCGCTCAAGAACGATCAGCGGCTTTCGGTCGTCCTGCGCGCTCGCCAGCTGCGCAGTCAGATGATCCAGATGCGCGGTGACGAGTTCAATACGCAGATTAAAAACAACCTCGCAGAAGCCCTCCTTGGCAACAACCCCGAGAAGATGGCGCTCGATCAATTTACCGAAGCGTATGGACCGAAGAAAGGTCTCAAGCAGTTCAAACAGTACGAGCTCGACTACGAAGAAGCGCAGTTCAAGTTCAACGCTCGGAATCTGACGGCAGATGAAATTGCCAAAGAACTCAAGGCCTTCAAACCCAAGGCCGGTGACGAGAACTTTGCCGACAAGATGAAGGCTTGGGAAGCCATGAACAAGGCAGGCCAGGACATTATCAAAGATCGCGACGACGACCCAATCCAGTTCGTGATGGACTCGAATGATGGTGCATTGCCTCCTATCAAAAACTGGGGCCAAGAAAGCTCCTTCCGGTCGTTACTGGAGAGAGTTCCTCTGGCGCAGACCGTCTCTCAGCGATGGAAGACCGAAGCGGTTTTGTTGTCAAAGAAAGAACTTGGAGATTTGACAGACCACTTTGAGTCTTTGGATGCAAGCGGACAAGTCCAATTTGTCGGGAACCTTTATGCGGCTTTGAAAGTGCCGGCGTCTGACGAGGTTGGTACCGCAGTTAACGATTTCGGTATCGGAACATTGGTCAGTCAGCTTGCTGACAACAAGGCTGGAAAACGCTTGGGCGCAGCTCTGATGCTGATGGCCGACACGGTTCCGGACATGGGCAAGAAATACCTCGTGGGCAAGCAAATGCTCTCCGAAGGGAATGCTCAGATCAGCGAGAAGTATGGCGGCGATATCGCTTGGTTTAACGAAAAGATCGGAACGGACGCTCAAAGCGTCGGCGTGTTCGACGAGTCTGCTGATGCTGATTTGGCTCGAGATGCCTTTACGGGGGTGTTTGCCTTTGACCAACAGGACGGCGCCACGCGTGACGAAACGTTTACCGCGGTGTTCGGGAATGTGGCTGACTACAACGGAAAAAAGATTCTCTTGCCTCGGCGCAAAACAAATAACCAAGCCTATTCAGGTGATGCCTTCTGGTGGTTCACAAGGGACTTCAACGATTTGATGGAGGCCTCTGTCAAGCGCATCGGCAAGGAGAAAGGCTACGTCGTGTTTGAGGGTTACCGCCAGGACATGGAGACGTTTTCCCGACTTATCAAAAACCGACAACTGCAGACTGTGGGTAACGGGCGATACCTTGTGAAGTCACAAGACCAAAGCGGGTACGCCAGAAACGTTGATGGATCGTATTTTGTTTTGGATGTGTTGGCGCGATGAATTTTGAACTGATCAAGAAGCAGCGGCCGGACGAAACCTTTGATGCCGAGCAGTTCCCCATTGCAACCGAAGAGGCTCGCTCTTTTGGTGAGACCGGGTTCTTTGACGGCACAGGTGAGGCTCTGACCGACATCGTCCCGAACGCGACACTCACGACGGCTTCCGCAGGTTTGGGGCTGTTTGATGGCATCGTTGGTGAGGAAAACATCGAGGCTCAAATCAGAGACGCCGCGGTACAGGCTCAGGAGTTGGGGATCGACATCACAGATGTGGATGCCTTTGCCAAGCGGCAGTCTGAAAGCTTTGATCCGGTTGCCAAGGCTCTACGCGAAAGAGCCAGGAAGGAATTCACTCCGGACGAAGCGGCTTCCGGTCAAGCTGCGCAGTTGATTTTCGGCGTCGGCACAGAACTGACCAAAGCATTGATGGCTGCTCCTTTTGGCTCGGCAGCTCCAATCGTTTACGGTGTGAACAGCGGCACTCAAACTTACCAGTCTCTGAGAGACGAAGGCGTTGACAAGGAAACGGCTCTGGAAGCAGCCGCAATCTCGGCTGTCAGTTCTGCGGTGGCCTTAAAAATTCCGATGGCACTGGGAAAGACGAGGCTTCAGTCTGCTGTTGCCGGTGCAGGTACTAATGAGGCGATGTTTCTGACGGAGAACAACGTCATTCAGTTCATTCTGGATAACGCTGACTATGGCGAGCAAGCTCAACGATTCGACCCGACCGACCCGGTTGGGAACGCCGTCAACATCATTACGGGCGCGGCCTTTGGTGCGATGGCCACGAGATCAGCCCCTAAGCGCCAATCGAAGGTTCTCGAGAAGATCGAGAAGCAGATCGAAAAAGCAGGCAAAAAGCCGATTGACTTGACTCATGCCGTGGTTGACGCTGCGCGCACGCGGTACTTTTCAAAGCGTGTTTATGAAGACCAGATTGCTCCGAAGGAAAGTGCACGGCTGACATCCAAGTCAGAACGATTGGAACAGAGCGTGCGCGAATCGCTCGACCGTGGCGAAAAGGTTGACATTGCCGAACCCATTGCGGATGCGGGGCGAGTTGAAGCCGAGCAAAAGCGCCTTGTGGACTCCATGCACCAGGTGATGCGGCAGTACGAAGGAGACCCGCTGGAACTCTTCATGACGCTTGGCGATGATCCTCAGATCACGGTGCGCCGTGGAATGATTTCAACAGACGGAAAGCGCAATCGAAAGGGTTTTAATGAAACCGCCGAATTGGGTACTGATTTCGGTTTGGTAAAGATCGCGGTCAAGCACGTTAAAGAAGAAGCACCTCAGTACAGAGTAACCGACGACGATCTTCGGAATGTTCCGGCTATTTTGCGCGAATACGATCCCGCCACGATTGCCAGAAACGGCCAGTTAACGTGGCGAGTCATGGATGAAAACGGTCGAGAGCTGGTTGTTGCGAGCAGAAAATTTCCGAAGGATGCGCCGGTTGAGGATACGTTATTGACGATTTACATCCAAAATCCCGACAAGCGAAAGCCAGACATCCCGTTTTCCAAGAAGAAAAACAAAGCCACGAACTCTACACAGAGCCGTGGCGTTGCAGAGGATACCGGTTCCGCGAATCCCTCTCCCGAGTTACAGATCCCTGAAGAAGATACTGCTGCGCGCCTTTCAGCGGTTGGCTCTCGACCGGCTAGCTCTGCCGTCGCAGAGCAGGTCACTACGCAGAGTCCCGGAACGGTTCCTGGTTCCAATATACCAGAAAGTGGTTCGGTGTGGGACCGAGTTGCGAACGCTGTCCGCAGAGTTCTAGGCATGGAAGAACAGACGCCCAACGAAGTTGAGACGCCTGCCCCAGATCGACTCCAAGAGCAAGGTCTGACGAAGGAAGCAACAGGGGTTCCAGAGGAAGAGTTGCTGACGAAAGAGCTCGATGCCGTCATTGAGTACAGAGAGGACGGCACGCCCGTTACAGGTCGCGAATATATCCGTTCAGAGACGGCGGCAGCCGATGAGATCAACAGATTTGCGGATGTACTTCCTGATGCCTCGGAGTGCGTCTATCGAAATAATGGGATTTGAAAATGCCAAGACTGAAGGTTGAATGCGAGGAAATCATCAGCAATTTGCTCGGGCGAAACATCACCCCGGCCGAGTCAGAGAACTTGATTCCCGGGCTGCGGGCGAAGATGTTTGATCTTCGGACGAGAGACTCAAAGGCCTACGACAAAATGCCAAAGCGTGAAAAAGTTCGGCAGGCCGCGAAACTTCTTGCCGACGATATGCGCATCACGGCTGACTCCATGAAAAGGCGCGCCGTTATGCAGGTGCGCGAGGTAAACAGAAACCTCACCCTGTACGCGGACAATGCTCAGGATGGGTACTTTGGCGCCCGGTCGGTTGCTCGAATCTTGGAGCAAGGGTTTAGCTCGGTGAAGGCCGTGCGTTCTGGTTACGCCGGAAGAATTTCCCAAGCTTTGAAGAGAATCGATACGAAATATGCCGGTCTTGTTGAGGATGCCAAATCGGCTTACAAGATTGTCAAAGAGCTGCACGGAGAAGATTCCGGAGACCCGGTAATCAAACAGGCAGCCAAGGAAATCGCAGAGGTCTTTGAGGACATGCGGCAAAGGTACAACCGAGCCGGCGGCGACATTGGCAAACTCGAAAGTTACGCCATGCCGCAGTCTCACGACGTCTATAAGTTGCTTCGGGCGGCGGACATGATTGAAACGCCAAAGCCGCTGCAACGAGGTGCCAAGCGTTTGGGTCGAGTGGTGACGCGTCAGAGAGCCCCCAGCGTTGAGGAAAACCGACAGGCGTGGATTCGATTCATCAGCCCGCTTTTGGATCGGGATCGCTATTTTGACGCCCAGACAGGGAGGCTTCTCAATGATCAGCAGTTCCACCAAATGCTCTCGGATGTGTTCGATACGTTGATCACGGACGGGAACACTCAGGAATACGGTTCTCGAGTAGCCGGCAGAAACGGCAACAGAGCAAACCGTGGTTCGCGGCACAGAGCATTGCACTTCAAGGATGCCGAGTCTTACATGGCCTACGAGCTCAAGTTCGGCCGAGCCAACGTGATGAATACGATTGTGTCGCACGTCAACTCGATGGCCAGAGACATTGCTTTGCTCGAATCCTTCGGCCCGAATCCGAACTCGACCGTCAATGTTCTGGTCAGAACGGCTGATGCAGATTTAAAGAACGCTATTGCGCATGAAGGCGAGAAAGCGGCATTTTGGAAGTATGGTGATTCGCATGGCGCTCTCGGCGTAACCATGCGTCAGATGTGGAATGTTCTTAATGGCAACAGCGACATTCCCGCGGGCACGGGCATTGTTGCTGACTTCTTCCAGGGGGCGCGCAATCTGCAGGTTGCCGGCAAGCTTGGCGGTGCCTTTATTTCCTCTTTCTCGGATATTGGCACCTATTTCACGGCGATGGCGGTCAATTTGCGGATGGGTGTTTTCAATGCACCTTTCAGCGTGATCCGAGCTTTCAGCAGAGAAGATCGGGAGTTTGCCGCTCGAGCCGGCATGTTGGCCGATGCCGCAGGTGCTGCGCTTTGCCGTTGGGGTGACGAAAGCGTCGGTTCTGGATGGACATCTTCGGTTGCCAATCTGACCATGCGCCTGAGTCTCCTCGAGGGATGGACCAACGGCATTCGAGGTGTCTTTGCCTTGAACATGATGGCGGCCACAGGAAAGCTTGCCAAGAGCAAGACATGGGCGCAGCTCGATAACTACGACCGGATGCTGCTTCGGAACAACGGTGTGACCGAGACCGACTGGAAAGTCTTCCCGTTGGCCAACCTCGAAGAGTACAAAGGCGTCAAGATGATCACGCGCCAGTCCATTGCGAGCATCACTGACAAGCAGCTTTCTGCCGCCGGCCTGACCAGAAGAGACGCTTTGCGCGCTGAGACTCGCCTCATTTCGCACATCAATTCAGAAGCGCATTACTCCTCTCTTGATCCGACTCTCGCAACGCGAACAGCTCAAAGCAGAGGCGCGCAGAAAGGAACCGGCAGCGGTGAGTTTTGGCGAAGCTTCATGCTCTTCAAAAGCTTTCCGTTCGACATGATGACGCGACATTTTCGCCGAATCGAGATGCTTAGAAAGAATGGATACACGGCCGGAGCTGTGGCTTATTTCGCGGCAATTTTTACCACGACGACGATGCTTGGAGCGTTGTCTTTGGCGGCAGCCGATCTGCTTGCCGGGCGTGACGTGAAAGACATGACGGACGCAAAGTTCTGGGGCAATGCGGTAATGAAAGGTGGCGGCCTGGGCGTCTTTGGCGACATGCTTTACAACGGCGTTTTTGCCGAGAGCCAATACGGCAGCCCCAATGTCCTTAACTTCCTGGGACCGATTGCAGGAACGGCGTTTGACACGTGGGACGTGGCTGTTGGTCTCTACAACGAAGAGACAAGCACGGAGGCAAAAGCGTTGCGACTCGTTCGCGGAAATATGCCGTTCGTCAACGTTTGGTACGTCAAGACGGTGTTGGATCACGCCGTTCTCAACGACCTCAACGAATTCCTGAGTCCCGGCTACTTCAAGCGTCAACAGGATCGAGCCAGACGCACGCAAGGACAAGGGTATTGGTGGAACCCCAGAGAAGGATTGCCGCGGCGCGCGCCAAGGATGGCGAACATGCCGGAGAGCCGCTAGGCATGAAAAACCCCGCGAGAGCGGGGTTTGAATTTCATAGCTGTTTAATGGGCTTCTTTTCCCACTTGTGAGCCAGTTGCTCTAAATCTTGAAAGATCGTCTTCTTTTTCTCTACCTTCCGAAGTTCATAGACAAACCCAGAAGTGGCTTGCCACAACTTGAGGACATTGCTGCACTGAAGTTCTTTGTACACTGACTCGTCGAATGCTCCCATTCGGATTCCGACAGCAATAAATTCTTGGTTGTTTAAAACTTTCAAAATGTGGCTGCGATCCGTATTGAATTCTTCGCTTGCATCTTCAGCTACGGCAACAAATCGACTCAACGGCTCGCTTTCGTTGGCGAGAGCATAAACACGCCTCAGAGAAAGATTTAGGTCTTGATCTGAACGTTGCTGGATAATGAGGTCGATTAGGGCGCGTTTCTTTGCCAGTTTGCCATTGTGGTAAATCAGAAAGACCGCGGCAAAGGCAGAAATGACAAAGGCCGCGGTCTGCACCAACGGCCCAAAGTCAGCCCAGAAAGAAGCCCAAGTCATTTACCAATCCCATCCTTCTCTCATAGTAACCTCCCAAGGAACAACTGCAAATCAAGGTTTGCTTTAAACGAGATGTTAACCTAGCTTAACACAAGCAAGGCGTAAAAATCTTTAAAATCAATGACTTAAGGGCGTTCCCTTGTCAACAAAAAGTAAACCAAAAATTTACAACGCAACTCTACAGCAATTAAGCAAGCTTAGGTTGCATGCTAACCCTAATTTACACTCTCTTGGTGCGGCTTATGGTGATGAAAATCCCCCGCGTGTGCGGGGGACGTATCGCTTATGCCGTCTTGTCAAAGAGGTCTTGCTGCTGCTCAATCAGCCCGTCTCTGACCATCCTTTCGTAGAGCCATTTGAGGCCTTTGGTCGTGATGTGCGTGTAGGGCTTTTCGACAGCATGGCCATCTGAAGTCGTGTAGTGCGCATAGCGCAGAACGGCTCGGCCGGCTTTGATGTGCTCTTGCATCGGGGTGTCGGAGTTCGCGTAGATGAATCCGATCTGGCGCAGATAGTCCTTGAACTTACGCGGCGGATAGTTGAGCGTCTTGGCGGCCTGGGTGATCGTCATGTGCTCGTTTGCCGCGGTCACCCGGTCGCACCACTCAGCCTTGGGCGTGTCGATCTTGGCCTGCTCAAGTAGCTGTTGGTTCTTCTCTGCCAAGTCCGCGGCCAGGCGCAAGGCTTCGGGAAGAGTCTGAGGAATGGCGAGCGCCATTTGTTGCCGCGTCTCTTTGAGCCTCTTTTCGCACTCGATGAAGTACAGGCGGACTTCCTTGCCTTTCGGCGAGCCGGACATCATGGCGATTTCTTTGGCGGCCGAGATGGTGAAGTGGTATTCGGTTCTGGCTCTTGCCCTAGATTTTGAGTTCACCAAATTTGGTGAGCTCAAATCTTGTGTTTTGACGTAATCCGCGTTCTCGATGAATCCCGCTCTTTCGATTTGATACTTTGCCCAGCTCGAGTAGTCCCTTTTGCTTTCGAGTGCAGCTTGAAGTTCTCGACCACTGACAGTCTGCTGAGTTTCTCCACCGATGGATTGGGAGACCAATGCGAACAGTTCGTTTGACATGATCAGGCCTCCTCGAAAAGTCTGTCGATTAAGCCGGCCGCTTCCATGAGGTCGGAGACTGTTTGAAGAGCAATGACCCGATCCGCTTTGTCGGCTCCTTCGTAGGCGCTTTCCAATGCGTCTTGCATGATGGCTACAAGACTTTCAGCCGCGACGCGGAAGGACTGCGCAATATCTTGTGCACAATTTTTATCGATCGTTCCGTCAACAATCCGCTTGAGGGCAAAAGAAATGTTGTAGCGAGGATTCGCGCCGATGATGACATCCAGTCGGGGGGGGGTAACACGGGTGGCTTGTTTGGCTTGCATGGTGAAGCTCCTAACTATGTTGAAGGAGCCTCGCACCACTTTCCACGGTGGTGGGCGAGGCGCTGCGGGGTGGAAATACCGCTAGTTAGGAAACGGCCAGCACGAAGCTGCCCGCAGGCCTCACCCATAAGGTGATCTTGCACGCACAAAAATACCGCTCAAACGGGTATGTGTAAGGCGGCTCGTGCGCCTAACTATCGTCCGGGTTTCCACGCCCGATCACGCTTTTTACTCGCGTGACAATGCTATTCTGTCACAAAATCAAAAATCCTACAAACGCAAAGGAGATGCGCGAAATGACTGAATGGATTTTGTTGCTATTGGGAGTGGCAGCCGTTTGCGTACTCTGGGTGGTAATTAGCAACGCCCGGGCACGACTGAAAATTGAAGCCGCTTTTGAGAAGGGGATCCTCCCCATGTTCCATGGGGTTTATGCCGAAGAGCGGTACCTGAGCTTCGTGCGAGATCAAGGTTTGCGGATGCTGGAATATGACCGCCACATCAGGGTTCATTTGGTCATTATGGCGAAGCAACGCTCGGTTATGGCGGCTGCAGAAATGCTGTTTGGACTGGCTTTAAAGGAAAGCATTCAGCAGGACAAGTACGACATAGATAGAAGTGACGCGGCTCTTCTGTCCTACGCAGGAATGTTCAACAGGTACCGGAGCTTTTTGGAACACTTGCCAGAGCTTACAAGGGATGAACAAGAGCACACTTTGCTAAGAATTTGCGAATCTTTTCCTCCGGGGTCGTTAGAAAGAATTGAGAAGCTGGCCAATTCAACCGAGGCGGATGAGTTGATGCGTCGGACCTTTGGTTGAATCGTCAATTGCACAAGACTACCAGCATGCCGAGTAGAGGAAAATCTAATTTGATCTACTTCACAAATTTCGTATAGTTGTCTTATCGATACGGTCCAACACAGCTGTTTGGAGGATGTATGGGAGTAACGAAACGATTGTTGGAACAAGCAGAACTCGATCACGCAGCGGCTATGGTTTGCCAATATGCGTTGTCGGAGGGGCTTGTGGATGAATCCAAGGCAGAAGGTGGAATTGCCAAGTTGCTGGCATCGGGTGATAAGGGCTTGTCTGAACTGTCTCAGAGCCAGCAGGACGTTTACCATAATTACATTGAGCCTCACGGTGATGTGCAGTGCTCTGCCTGTGGTGAACAAATACAGCCAGATGAACTGATGTTCTTTTCCGATAATGGTGGACTTTGCAGTCATTGCCAATATCGATTGGATCAAATGATGAAAGAATAATCTGCCATGTGCGCGTGAGCGCGTCGCCTCAACAGACAATTGCCCTCAGCATTTGAGGGCTTTTACATGTCTGTTGAATACATCAAGCGTCTCGCCGGTCCCTATGTTGGAAACGGCACCGGCCAAAAGACTTTCAGCTTTGGGTTTCTTATTTTTGAGGAATCCGACGTCTATGTCGCGGTTGCGGCTTCTAGCGACTCAGAACCGTCAGATTTGCAGCAAGGCACCGACTACACGGTGTCTATGAATGCTGATCAGTCGGCAACGCCCGGCGGCACCATCACGCTCACGTCTGAGTCCGGCTTGGCTAAAGATGCGGTGCTTGTCATTGGATCGGCGGTTGACTACACACAGACGCTTGATCTGACAAATTACACGCGCTTCGCACCAGAACGTATCACCACAGAGCTTGACCGAATCGTGGTAATGATTCAGCAGATTGTCGAGCTCCTGGGACGCGTGGTGCAAGTACCCCCAACTTCTTCGATCTCGCCCTCGGATCTTTTCTTCCAGCTTCTTAACGCAGCCGAGTCGGCCGCTCAGTCCGCCGAAGACGCTGCAGCATCCCTCGCAGCCTGCGAGCAAATCCGCCAGCTTATTCAGCTGTACAGCTGGGATATCCCGCACGTAGTCGATTCTTTACGCGATGTTGAGAAATACCCGTATGACGGGCTCTTCGCCGTGGCTGGTTTTGGAAATGCAGGCGGAAAAGGCCAGAACATCAGCAACCGATACGTTAAGGCAGAGGGCTCCACTGAGCTGAGAGCGCTCGGGGAACGATTCGCAGACATCGTGAATGTCCGCGATTTCGGTGCGGTTGGTGACGGCGTACACGACGATACTGCCGCTTTTGAGAAGGCAGCAGAGGCCGCCAATAAGGGCGCAGTTGTGTTCGTGCCGACGGGTTCTTATGTGCTTTCTGAAACCGTGCCGGGGATGTTTGTCAGCACGGGAAGAGTTGAGACGACCTATCCTATTGACCTCATTGGTCTGAATGCAATTAAGACTCGTCGATTCGTCGAAAAGCTTGATCTGTCAATGCTCTTTACGATCGTCACGCCGAAAGCAACTTCCGGGGCACAGCTCTACCTCCAAGGGTATTGCAGCGATGGTGACGATGTGGTTTTTATTGCTTTCAGAACGAGTGACCACTCAGAGCAGTGCATTGTTCGCTATGTTGTTTCAACGGGGGCAACGACAAAAGCCTATTTCACCAATCTCTATCACGTCAATTCAATGACCTATTGCGACGGCAAGATTTATGTCACGCCGATGTCGCAATCCTTGCCTGCGGTTTCAAAACTCGATGCGACCACGTTGGCTCTGGAAAGTTCTTTTACTCCTGAAGGGCTAAGCGGAACCGACGCGTATTCGATCGCTTACGATGGATTTACGGATGAAGTCTTTGTCGCATACTCAGGAAAGGTTTATTGCTACACACCTGATTGGACTTTAAAGAGAAGCTTTGATATTTCCACCCCCGATTGGACACCGGCTACGGGACAATCGTTTGGCGCTTATAAGGGACTGCTTTTCGTTGCGCGTTCGGGCTCAAATCCTCTTCAGACACGGTATGAATCCGTTTTGGTTTGGGACTCGAAAACTGGAAAGCTGGTCTGGCAATGGTTCATTGGCGGTTCTTTCGGAGAGCTTGAGGACGTAGCGTTTTTTAAGAACAAAATTCTCTTCGGCTTTAACGATGGTTCGGCAGGAGAAATCCCTTTTTACGGTTCAGACTTTGATCTGTCGTTACCTTATAAGTCCCCTCGCTCAGTTGACGAAAACGCGTTGATTAGCGGGCCTAATTTCGGAAAATATACTCAAGAAGGCGTTTCTCTTTATTGCGATGCCGACGCTAGTTCGGCAGGCGATGGAACGCAGGAAAAGCCTTTCAATTCCCTGCGTCGCGCCGTATGGAGTATTAAACGGTATGCAACCCCATATCGTGCAGCCATATTTGTCAAAGGGGATTTTTCCACTAGAGATTCAGTCCTCTATCTCCAGGGTTTTAACCGAATGGTTCAAATCCTCCCATGGGGAGACAACACGAGCATTGTGCCTCCACTCTTTGCCATTGATTCTTGGGTTCGAATTGGGGCGGTAACAGTAAAGGGGCTTTATAACTGGGATTCCGGGACAACTTTTGCGCTTGGTGAAGAGAACAGCACACTCGATATTCGAGGCACAAAGTTTGATCCAGGCTCTTCGTCAGAAACACCCGTGGGCTATGTATACGGCTTGAAGGGACAACTTTACGTAACCGGAGCAGATTTTAGTCTGTGTGGTTCAAAACTTCCGAGTTCGAATGGTGCTTTTGTCGTTGGTTACGCAGGTTGCGATATTCATTTACTAAGCAGCCTAGCAAGTTTTCATTTTCCTGTTGGTTCTGAAGCAACGCGTCGCTTTTTTACTGTGGGCTTGTGTTCTTCACAGTATGCAGATTGCCGGTCAAGCATTTATTGCAATACCTATCCCGCAGGGAAGATGGCCAGCGTATTTCAAGGTGACGGCCTTGGTCAAGACTTGGCAGTGAACGTACCCGACACTTCCTCTAACCTGCTTTCGGAAACTGAGATTTAAAGATGGCAACTATCAATCACTTGCAAGGCTACGCCTTCGCCAAGAAGAAGGGCAATCGCATCGATGTCTTTGAAGGCCCACATACGCTGGCAGACTTTTTCTCGGTCATTGCCGAAGGCTCCGACGTTCCCCGGATGCTCAAAGACCGTTTTGCCGATGTAGTCAACGTGCGTGATTTCGGCGCACGCGGTGATGCCGTGCATGACGATACTGCTTCTATCCAAGAGGCGTTCAATTCGATTCGAGAGACTGGTGGCACGGTGCTATTCCCCGCGAAGGGAACGTATTGCATTTCTGATGAGGTTCAGATTGGTAGCAACGTCACGGTGATCGCTCAGGGAGCGAAGTTCAAAGCGATTGCGAGTGCGGATAAAAGCTTCGGCATGTTTTCGAACTGGCTCGGCTGCGCGGAGAATCCTCCCTCTGGATTTGCCGGCAATGGAAATATTTTCTGGTTTGGAGGTGATATTGATTGCGGCGGGGCTTCTGCCAACACGGATACATATCGTTGGGCCATGATGTTTACCCACGGAGACAATATCCACGTTTGGTATGCAACCTTTCGGGATGCGCGTCGAGTTCATACGGGTGAGTTCAGCGCATGCCGAAACAGCGGTTTTCACTTCTGCAATTTTTACGGGCAGTTTCCTCCGATCGTCGATAACTACTATCCGGAAGTTATCCAGATCGACGCGAACACGGTCACGAGCTCCGATCGGAATCCGGACAACACGATTTGTGACGGTATTACATTCGACTTTTGTCTGTTCACCAATCGCGAAAACTCAGCAGCCATTACGGAAAGCTCTCCGTGGGCAGGTGTAGGCGCGCACGGAACGCTTTCGACTCAGGTCATCAAGAATGTTTCGGTGACGAACTGCACGTTTAAAGGAATACGAGGGGCCGGCGTTCAGGGAACAACCAGCAACTTCAACAACTTCAGAATTGAAAATAACGCCTTCATCTCCTGCGGAACCTACGTCGTCAACATTCAGTCGACGGTCGATGCACCGTCAGAAGAGATCGGAAATATTTTTATTCGGAACAACTATTGTGTCAGTGGGGGGCCTCACGCTATTCGAATTGTCGGCAATGAAAGCAATCAGTTCGTGAATATTCTTGTTGAAGGAAATACCTCGGAAAGTCCAGCATGCTTTAGCAACATTCAGCGGGTGTCGCGCGTACGAGAGGTTGGCAACAAGCATTCCCTTACAGGAGCGCAAACAACATCTGACAACTCTGCCTGTTACTTCTACGACGTTCACAACCTCGTTGTGGATGATTTCACTTTTCTGGTCAATAGCTTCAGCACAAACATCACTCGGGCGGTCATCGTTTCAACTGGAAGTACGAACTACCAGATCGGACGCATTTCAAGCGATTTGTCAGGGTTCACAGTGACAGCTGTTGACACAACGCAGGATGGGATCAACGGCGCTTTCAACGGCCCAAAAATCCTTACAGGTTTTTTGGGGAAAGTATCCGACGAGCAGGCCATTAACTCAGTCCCAGCCCTTACGCTTAGATCACCGAGCGTATACCATTCCCCGTCGATTGGCTTTCTCAATTCGGAAGGGTTCCGGATTAGTTCGTATAAGCAGAACGCCGACGGAAGTTCCGTATTGGACAAACGAGTGCTTTTTATCTCCTCCGGGGAAAATGGATCGAACTTTGGCCCTGGCGATGATAACGAACGATCGTGCGGTTTTTCATCGAACCGATGGTCACAGGTTTTTGCCGCAACTGCAGCAATCAACACCTCCGATCAACGAGTCAAAACGTCAGTCGCTTCTGCCTCCGACACGCTTCTCGATGCGATCGGCAATGTTCCGATTCACACCTTCCAGTTCACGGATGCGGTGAAAAAGAAGGGTGCTGACGTGGCTCGCTTCCATACTGGCGTGATTGCGCAGGAAGTGCAGGAAGCTTTCAGCCAGAAGGGTCTTGACGCGTCAAAGTACGGGCTTTTCTGCCACGACGAGTGGCAGGACGAGTACGAAACGATTGAAGTCGTTGACCAGTCCGAAGTGCTCGATGAAAACGGCGAGGTTGCGACTCCTGCCGTGGTTCACACAGAGCGTCGCAAAGTGCTTGACGCCGGCGATCGCTACGGCATCCGTTACGAAGAGTTACTGATGCTCGAGTGCGCGCGTCTGCGTCGGGAGCTTCAGCGAATGAAAACCGCTTTAACAACTCATGGAATCACACTAGGAGACGAATAATGAACATCACGAATTTAACTCATGCACTTTTAGCCGTTGCCTGCCAGCTTGTCGTAGCCACTGCCCTGTGGATCGTCGGCATCGACTTCACGACCGCTTGCGCAATGGGCGGCCTGCTTTCTGTCGGCTTCTACTGGGGACGAGAGGTTACGCAGGCTGAAGCTAAAGCCGGCGGCACGCCGTGGTGGGTTGGCTTTGATTTCCGACAGTGGAGCCAAGACTCGATCTTTGACCTGGCGATTCCAATTGGAGCGTGCTTGATCGTACAGCTTGTGGCCGTTCTGATCTAACGATTTGCCCCGCTTCGGCGGGGTTTTTCATGTCTGATAGTTGAGGCCGCAGGCCGCTGAAACAATCCTCCTGAGTCGAACATCACCTGTGTGCGCGTGAGCGCATCCGGCGGTGTGAGACTTCATTTGACGCCGATGGTGGCGTCAATCAACTCTATTTCTCAAGGAGGAGAAAGCTATGAGTGGTGAATTTGCATCCAACGCTAAAGCCAACACAGCGGTTACTCTCGCCAGTGTTCTT